GCCTTACACAGTAACACCTGCTTGACCCCTTGGCTACCATGAAAAAACGGCCCTACAGCGGGAGCTGCGGGGCCGTGGATTCCATTCTCATGTGAGACTCTAACATGTCGCAAAGTAAGACGCAGGACTTGCTGGCCTTTGTGCACCAGCTGCCTGTTGGGCTGGCGTATGCGCCGATCTACTCCAAGGATCAGGCGATCCAGTCCGGGAAAATCTCGAAGGGCAAGACGCCGCTGGAGCGCAGTCACCATCAGGTGATGGCGCCGTCGGATGTGGCGCTCCAGATCGAGCGGAAGCCGGAGGTGTTCCAAGCAGTCGGTGTATTCACCGGCGGTCGCAGCATGGGACTCGTGATTCTCGATGTGGATCGGAATCTCAGCCGTCTCAAAAAGAAGTGGGGCGAGTCGCTGGAGGGTGCTCCAGTCGTTACGTCGACTAAGGCGAATGCGGCGAAGTATCTGTTCCGCGTTCCTGAGGCTCTGTGGGGCTCGGTGAAGGGTTTTGGCCTGTCGGATACCGGCGCTGGTTATGAGGTGCTCTGGGGCCGTCAGGGCGTCATCTACGGGGCTTATCCGGGCTCCAGTGATGGGAAGGCTCCAGCAGGGCAGTACGGCTTTGAAGGCGATCTGGAGGCGATTCCTGACGCCCCTGAGTGGTTGCTGGCGGAGATGCGCGATCACGCCGGTAAGGAGATCCAAGACGGCGGCTTCATCAAGAACCGCAAGGCGCTCGATTTCTCGGATCGGGATCCAGCTGAGGTGGCTGAGATCATCCAGTCGGCGCTGAAAGTTATCCCTGGACAGGGCAATGGCAGCCGGGATCACTGGGTAAAAGTGGGGATGGCGATCCACTCGGAGCTGCCGACTGACCTTGGTTTGACGCTTTGGTCGGCGTGGTCGGCGGAAGACCCTGAATTTTCACAGGATTGGGCGGATGGGAACCCCTGTGAGGAGGTCTGGAAGTCCTTTCGGAAGGGGCCGGTCAGCCTCGGAACCCTCTTTTGGATGGCAGACCAGCAGCTTCCGGGCCGTATGTGGCTTTCGGAGGATCTGCGGAAGGTTGTTGAAAGTGTTGAGGCGGATAACGTCACCCGGATTCGGCAAGTCGTCATCACCTACGCCGAGGTAATCCGCCGGGCCAAGGAGATCCAGCAGATTCAAAACCCGGCGGAAGCGGCGCACGCGATGAACGTGCTGGCGCTGGAGGCTGGTTATCGGGATGCGGGGGCGCTGGAGCGGTTGCTGATCGCTCAGATGCAGTTCGAGCAGCAAGATGACGAGATGGCAATGGACAGCTTGCTGAACAAGGATCTGAAGTTTGAGTACCTCATCCCCGATCTGCTGCCTTGCCCTGGGACCGTGATGATTCACGGCGCTGGTGGTGACGGCAAATCCATGTCCGCTTGGACCATTGCCAAGCATGTGGCGCGGGGGATTCCGTTCTCTGTTCGGGGGGATCTTGTTCCAGTGGAAGCTGGGCCTGTGCTGATCCTGAATGGCGACCAGTCAGAGGTGCAGGTTCAGCAGCAACTAAGGGATCTGGAGTTCCAGCCGTCGGATCCGGTGACGGTGGTGATGGGATGGGACCTCAACTGGTACTACCGCTTCGTCAAATTGATCGAAAAGCACCAGCCGAAGCTCGTGATCATCGACTCGATCACGGGTTGCAGCAGGGGGTCGGCGTTCGACGAAAACAAAAAAGAGTTTGCGAGCCCGATCTACTGGCTGGCCAACAACAACGGGCGCATGTTCCCGGCTTGCACCATCCTGCTGATCCACCACGCCAACAAGACCGGCGGGTTCAGGGGCTCCACTGCCATTCGGGACGCTGTGGATGAGGTGTGGGGCCTGCGGAGGCCGGACAAAAAGCAGGTCGAGCAGACCGGCTACAACGCTCGCCTCATCACCGTTGAAAAGTCCAGGGCAGGGCGGGATGGTTCCAAGCTGCTGATGAAGCTCGAAAGCGACCTGACGTTCTCGCTGGCGGACTACGTGGAGCTGGATACCGACAGCGCCAGTCCGGCTTCCATCGTGGACAGGGTGCTGCAGCGCCTTAGGGCTGCGTATCCGCGCTCTCTGAGCCGCTCTGACCTCGCTGCGGACGCGCTTTGCGGTGGAAGTGTGGCCGCTATCGGCAAGGCGCTCCAGAGGCTCGCTTCGAGGGGCTTGGTTGAGGTGGTGGGCCAGACCTCCACAGGTGCCAGACCTTCCAATTTGTACCAGGCTGTTCTCTCGCGTGATATGTGTGTGAATAAGTGTCCTGAATTAGGAAAACCCAGTCAGGGACTGGGAAGTAAAAAAGGACAGCCCCTAAGCGTGTCCTCTTTTGGTGGGGAGACTGGAGCAAAAGAGGACAGCCCTACCCCGTGTCCCGATTTACTTCCCAGTCATACCAATGGATCTGGCATAACGGGACAGGTTTTTGAACCCTCCCCAAGGGAAGAACGCACTCCTGAAGAGCTGGAGCAGCTGATGCAGGAAGCCGCACGGATGTGGGACTGATGGGACAGTTCACCCCGCCTAACTTTTTCCTAGGGCTCATGCGGGTTGCCGCGTGGGTGTTTTGGAGAGATCCCGTGAAGCCGGAACCGCCCCAGCCGAAGCGCCCCAGGAAACCCACCCTTGGGTACACCGTCGGCGACATTCCCTACGAGCTGCTCGCCGTGGTCCGGGTCTCCTGGTACCGCAAAGGCGTGGCCTACGAGGTGGAGGAGTACCAGATCGAGGAGTCGGACGACGCCCCGAAACAGTTCCACTACATCGTTGGGACCGCACTTCGCCAAGGCGCTGACGTCTGCGTGCTCACGCAGTACGAGCCAGAAGCCTTAGGTGTGCAACAATAGAAGGGTTCCCGCTCTGCTTCGGCATCGGGCTGGGTTGGTAGTCCATTGGTAAGGACAGGCGGACAACGCTTCAGACAGTCGGTTCGATTCCGGCACAACCCGAGGGGTGCAGCTCGGTCGGGGCTGCATTAAACGCAACTCGCCCATAAACCTTTGTACGCCCCTCACCCCAAATCCACTGGTACGACTAGCTTTCGTACCTAACATAAAAACTTTTATGTAATGGCACAGCATCCAATCACCCCACCGCCTGAGCTGGTACAGGCGTGGTCCGACGAGGCACTAACCGCTTCCGGAATGTTTGAAATCAAGATGAAATTTGCTACTTACGCCTCCCGCTGGGGCGCAGACCAGGAGCTGTATGCGTGCTGTGAGTGGCTGGATCGAGAAGGTTGGTCTGGTGAATCTCGGCAACTCCGTGCCGCCCGTCGCCCCAAGCCGCCGAGCTTGAAGGACCAGGCGTTAGAGGCGTTAGCTCACATTCTCAATAACAGCTCTACTCAACTTGGTGCAGACACCATCCGCCGCGCACTGGAGCAACTCGATGACTGAACACTCCATCACTCCGCCGCCGCACCTAATAGAGCAGTGGATGCAAGATCACTCCACCAAGTACGCCCTATCCCGCCAAGCCGCCCAATGGGGTGCTGATCAGGAGCTTGAGGCGTGTCTGGACCAACTGCAGCGCTGGGGGATCCAAGGCGTAGACAACCTTCGCAATACCCGCCGCCCCAAGCCGCCGAGCTTGAAGGAGCAAGCGCTTGCTGCATTGCATGGCGCTGATGATCAAGGTCTTAGCCATGAGCACGTAGTCACCATCCGCCGCGCATTGGAGCAGCTCGATGACTGACTGCGTTCCAGATTTTGGCGAGACAGTGCTGCCGCCTGATGGTGCGGTGGAGCAGCTTGAGTCCGAGGAGCAGGAAGGCCCCAGCGACTTTGAGCTGTGCAAGGTCTATCGGGAGGCGTACTACGCCCACCCGATCCGCCAAGGGCCGTATGCGCAGGCAGCAGGACTCCGTGCTGTGCTGGCGCGTTACGGCAAATAGGTAGCCGGTGGTGGGTCCTCACGCGGTGTCCACCTTTTTTCCCGCAGCCGGCTGCTACTGGACCGCCTAGATCCCTCAAAAAAGGTCTAGGGCCAAAAGCGTAGCCAGTCCCAGCCGCTTTCGCGGTTGTGAAGAAAAGCAACAGGCCGCCCTTGCGCTTGGGCGGCTTGTGTGCAACACTAAGGGCAAGCCCGCCCCGGCGAGCCCTTCATTACTGATTAACAATGTACGAACCATTCCAAGCCAAAGTCTCCAACACAGACCTCAGCCCCTGGTACTACGCCGTCGGCTGGGCCAGGCACTCGCTCCAGTTGCAGATCACCCGTTACAAGGGCCTCGGTCTCAACACCAACTACGAGGAGAAGCAGGTGGCCCAGCTCCTAGAGCTGGAGCAATTCTTGAAAATGTCGTGGGATCAGTGGATGGAGTCCCTGCTTCCCAGCGAAACTGCACAGGAGGTCAAATGAGCCAGGTACAGAGCATTGAGGAGCTGCGCTTTGAAGGCGACCATCTTGTGGTCGATGCCGTTGTTGACGACATGGTGGTGCGTTATGCGCAGACCGCCTTTGAGCCAGCGGAGTGGGGGCCTGCCTTGTGCCGAGGCACCCTCTACTTTTCAGATGAAGACTTGATTCCAGCGACAGATGCCGAACTCCGGGCCATGCTCACAGATCGCGTCGACGACTGGACTCCACTCGACACGTCTGATTGGGACGTCTGAAGCTCGTGACCTACGTAACCAAGACGACTACGACGACTGGGAAGTAGGTCTAGAGCCCATACCGGGGGATACGCACTGGGTCCGGGTTCGCACCTTGACCCAGCTTTACCGCCACCTAATTTACGTTTTCGCCACGAGTGACACAATCAGCTCCACTCGACTTGCACAGCTGGCGATCCACGAGATTCTCAAGTTGAGACTCACGGATCTCACCCGGATACGCCAGCAAGATCCCAACTATTTCGCATGACTGACTGGTACGCCGACTACTACCGCCAATCGCGGGGCTACAACGACAACGATCTGCGAGAGCTTCGCAGCGTCCCACGCAAGCCCTCAACGCAGGTGCCGGACGTGTTCAAGCATAGGTTTGCTGATCCAGCTGAGTACGATGCCTGGGTCGAAGAGCGCCGCCGCGCTTACTTCGGCTGAACTCGATCCAACACGAATGACTGAAACTTCAATGGTGCCCTTCTACCGCTCCTATCTGCTAGGCGGGAAGACGGTGTACCTCGATAAGTTGTCCGAGCTGTCCGATAGCGAGCTGAACATGCTCAACATCGAGACAATGGCTTCCCTAGAGGAAGCTCGTCGTGACTACGACGCAGTGGAGAACAAGCAAAGCGAGGAAGGCGGTTCTGTCTACCGTCGCCTTAAGGTGGCCGGCTATTTCCAAGCCGCCATCAAGCTAGAGCTTCAAAACTGAGGCTTCTCTACTACACTACCCACGTTCCTACTCATGAACATGTACGTTCTCTCCGAATCCCAGTTCGACCAAATCTCAAAAGCACTTGACGCAGCACGGTTTGCACTGGAGACGTCCCAGCACGTTCAGCTGGATCTGACCAAGCCCAAGCAGACCATCCCCCTGCCCGCTGGCGAAAAAATCGTTCGGGCAACGTCCGTACAAAAGGCCAAGTCTCAAAGTAAGACTCGTGTGTCTAGCCGCAAGGGCAAGCGTGGTCATGCGGTGTTGACTGAAGGCAAGGTGATTGAGATCAAGCGCCAGTTGGCTGCGGGTGGGAAGTCTGTTGCGGCGATTGCCCGTGAGTTTGGCGTCCACATCACCACGATCAACTGCATCAAGTGGAATAAGACGTGGAAACACGTCCAGATTCAGCAGCCCACTCCGGTTGTGGTGGCTGACTGATGATCCACTGTGATCATGAGATCCACAACCTGGCGCGGCGGGGCTTGGTCTCGCCGTTTCTCCAGGAGTTGGTTAATCCCGCCAGTCTTGATGTGAGACTTGGTGAGAATCTGCTGGTGGAGCTACCGACCACCACCAGCCTGGTGCCCTACTCCATTGCTGGGCACACGAAGGAAAAGCCGTTCATGCTCCAGCCCCACGAATTTGTGCTGGCCGAGACCATGGAGGAGTTTGATTTCCCGGATTGTGTCGCTGGGCAGCTGGCGCTTAAGTCGAGTCGTGCCAGGGAAGGAATTGAGCATCTTCTTGCCGGGTACATCGACCCTGGGTACAAAGGGCGGTTAACGCTGGAACTGCAAAACGCTAGGTCCATGCACGCTGTTCCGTTGTGGCCGGGGATGCGTATCGCGCAGATTGTGTTCCACAAGATGTCGATGCTGCCCGGCAAAAGTTACTCGGTTACTGGTCGCTATCACGGCGACACTGCTGTTCAGGCTTCCAAAGGATGAGTAATTCAGTTGACCATCCCTCGCATTACACGGCGGGGAAGACTGAGGTAATTGAGGTGTTGGAGGATTGGGTGCAACATGCGCCTGATGCTCGCACTGGTTCGCTCCAGTGGCAGTGTCTTAAGTACCTCAGTCGGATGTGGCTGAAAAAAGATCCGCTGGAAGATGCGATGAAATGTCGCTGGTACTTGAACCGCTTGATTAACACTCTCGCTACTGAGCCTTACAAGAATGACTGACAATCAGATGATGGCTTTGCTAGGCGCCAACATGTCGTGGCAGATTCGTCTGGCTTACGCTGCTATAGGCTTGCTGGCGCTTTTCTTTCCTGGGTACGTTGCTGTTGCTTTTTTGAAGGCCACAAGCGACGCGCTCCAGCGGCTTTCATTTGAAGAGCGTTGTGCGTTGGCCAATGTGCTTCGGTTGGATTGATGCGGCACTGGTGGCGGATTGTCGCCAAGGCGTTGGGTGAGAAGGCGCACCAGCACAATCGGATCGCTGATCAGGTTGCACTGGTGCGTTTTTGCATCTTGCTGGCTTACATGACTACAAACATTTTCATTTGCGCAGGAGTTATTCGGCACTGGAATGGCTAACTATTGCACTCACAGTTTTCGCAGAATCATCAACACGTACAACTGGAGAAACGGGTCGACGATCCGTTCGTATCGCTTCCGCTGTAAGTGTTGCGGGTACAGATGGAATGTCTACTACGACAAAAAACTCAAGCGGGAAGTTGTTCCAACGCACAAGTCGGACAACAAGCCCCTGGAGACAAGACAGTTGACGCCCGAAGAGGTCAAGCTGATTCTTACGGATAAGCGTGACAACGTGAAGTTGGCGCGGCTATTAGGTGTTGTGCCCCAGTCCGTTAGTCAGATAAGGACAGGGCGGGCGTACAAGGATTTGTGGCCGGAACTTCCACGGCGGGCTGCACAAGTTAAAGCTTTAGGGTCTGTGCCGACTATTCGCAGTACAAAAATTACGTGTCGAGATTGTGCGCACTGGTGGCAGAAGCGGTGCAGCTTGGATGTTCCAGAAGCTGGCGGGACTTTTGCCATCGAATGTTCCTTCTATCAAGCTGATGAGTAATGGCCATCACGATCAACAGCAGGGCGTGCCAGGGCTGTGGTGCGCAGACGACAAACCCAGTGATGTGTATGAAGTGTTATCGCTCCAGTCCGGCTGGAAGGGAGGAGCTGCGCTTGGAGCGGTTGCGCCAGGGTTACAAGCCTCAGCCGGATGGGGGGCCATGCAAAAACTGCATACATTGGAAGGCACGGTGTTTGCTTGGGTTTCCCGAGGGTGGGACACTCGCGGCGGCTGTGCTTTGCTCCGCCAGAGAGGTTGACGACCTGCTAGAGTAGTAGGGTACACGCCCTACCAGGCATGAAAATCCTCCAAGGCATCGAGCACCTTTCCACGCTCGATGACGCTTCATTCGTCGCGTTTGACGTTGAGACCACTGGGCTTCAGCCGAAGTTCGGTGGTCTTCGTCTTTTGCAGTTGGCGACATTCGGTAAGCCTCCAGTAGTGCTGGATTGCTGGAGCTTTAGCGATGAGGACTGGATCACGCTCGAAGAGTTTTGCAGCGTTCCACGGCAGTGGTTGGCGCACAACGCTGTGTTCGATCTCGGCTGGTTGCAAGAGCACGAGATCTATCCAGAGGGCAAGGTCTACTGCTCGATGCTGGCTAGTCGGATCCTGACGAACGGGCTGCCGAATCTGAAGCACGGGCTCCAGCACGTCGTTCACCGCTACCTCGGCCAAGACATTTCCAAGGAAGAGCAGAAGAGTGATTGGTCCGGTGATCTGCGCGTGGAGCAGATCGAATACGCGGCTAAGGACGTAGTGGTGTTGACCCAGCTATGGGAGCCGATTACCAAAAGGATGGCGACTGGCGCGTTGATGCCAGCGTGGGAGCTTGAGTGCAAGGCGCTTCCGGCAATGGCGCAGCTGTGGCGTACCGGGTTGCCGTTTGATAAGAAGATGCTGGAGCAGCTAATTGAAGATTTAGATATCGAAAACGTGGAGGTCGGTGAAAAATTCATTGAGGACTTTGATGCGGCGCTTCCGCCAGAACACAAGCTCCATCGCGGGTTAGACGGGAAGTTGTTGTACCAGACAAAGCCGGGGCCTAAAGGTAAGAAGCCGGACCCGCATGTTTTTAACCTTAATAGTCCTGCGCAACTTCTTAAAAAGTTCACTGCTTTGTTGGGTGAGCCGCCGATGGATATGAAGAACGGGAAGCCTAGTGCCAGTCGTTCCGCGCTTCAGGAATACGTGGGTGATCACAAAGTTGTAGCGGATTATTTGCGGTGGAAAAAAGTAGAGAAACGCCGGCAGATGGCGGAAACTTTGCTGAAGAATTACTCGGCAGACGGGTTTATTCGTGCCAGCTACATGCAACTGGGGGCTGATACTGGCCGCATGTCGTGTATATCCCCGAATCTCCAGCAAGTACCTAGGGATTCACGGTTTAGGGCTGCGGTTCAAGCTCCAGCTGGTTGGAAGCTGGTTGTAGCGGACTACGGGCAGATGGAGCTTCGTCTGGCAGCCGCAGAAGCACAGGATCCCTTAATGACAGAGGTGTTTCAGGAGGGGCAGGACCTTCATACGATGACGGCGACGCAGATTTATGGGGTTGAGCCGGATGAGGTTACGAAGGAGCAGCGGCAAATCGCAAAGTCGGCAAACTTCGGATTGTTATACGGAAGTGGGGCAAAAGGGCTCAGGAATTATGCAGCAGCAACAGGAATCCAGATGGATCTTGATGAGGCGGCGGAGGTGCGGCAAAAGTTCCACGCTGCATATAAAGGCATCTCCAAATGGCAGCAGCAAAATGCTCGCGCTGCTGATGCGGCTAAGGAAAATCCATCTATCCGCATACGCATCTCGGGCCTGCGGCGGTTTTTACCGGGTGAGCACAACAAACTCACAACTCGCTGTAACACTCCCATCCAAGGAGCTGGTGCAGCAGTCCTCAAACTTACGCTTGGCAAACTGTGGCCGCTACTCCACGCCGACGGGGAGGACGTGGTGCGTTTGGCCGGCGTGGTGCATGACGAAATCATCCTGCTCGTAAAGGAAGAGCACGCTGATGTGTGGGCGCTCCAGCTGCAGACCGTGATGGAAGAAGCTGAAGCTCGGTGGTTGGGTAATATTCCACCGCTTGCTGAAGCTAAGGTCGGGGATAGCTGGCAAGAGGCCAAGTGATCCAGGAAGAGTTTGAGTACCGCGTTCGGATGCACACGCGTCATGGCGGTACTCATGATCTCTTCGTCGTTGCCCCAGATGCTTTCACCGCACGGATGAAGGCACTGGAGCTTTGCCCTGAGCATCGGCCCCAGTCGGTGATGCGAGTCTCAGATGTAGTCTCATGAGTCCAGCCCGCACGGGAAGAGAGCTGGTGCTCGAATGGCTGAATCGGGAAATTCGTGCGGCGAAGACGGCGGATTTGCAGCGGGCTGCGGCCTTTTTGGAGTGGGCGCGGGATGTACGAAAAGGGTGTGCCAAGCAGAGGGGTGGGGCGCGGGTGGCGCAGGCCAATGCGTGGCGGAAGCGTGTCGACGAGGACGTACGCTGGTAAGACTACTGTGACGCAGTATGCTATTGTGTAGCAGACTAGACCGCAGGCCATGCCCCTGAACCACGGAAACAAGTACTACTGTCAGCTGTTGATTGACCCCAACCGTTACAAGCTGGCGGAGAATCTTGCGTCCCAGGAGGGCAAGAAGGTTACGGCGTATCTGCGGGAGCTGGTTTACGCGGGGTTGGCGCTGCGGTCGTCGGAGTACACGAAGGCGCAAGAGGCGGATGAGGCTGCTTGGAGGGATTCAGTCAAGCGGCGGGTTGAGGGGCGGATGCGTTCCAAGGCCGAAGGCAAAGTGTCAGAAACTGACGCATGAGACTCAGTTGTGTTTCGTTATATACCGCAGCGGGCTGGGCGTAGGCTGTAACCTTACACAGTAGTCACTTAAGAGCAATGACGCGCTATGTCGTCATGGTCGAAGATCGCTGGGTTACGGCGGTTTACGACTCTGGTAAAGGAATCGGTTTCACCCGATCCAAGGAGGACGCATCCTCGTGGGTCACATACGAACGAGCTGTCGCTGCGGCGAGAACTGTTGCTCAGTCTTGTAACTGCGATGCTGCTGTGCATTGCGTTGATGAACCCGCCTACCCCGAATCATGGAAGTGATGCCATTCCAGGAGCAGCAGGATCCCGAACTGAGGCTCGGTGAGGGTCGCTCACGCACCAGTGCAGAAAAATCTGAGCTGTTCGAGTTGAAGATTTGGTTGCCAGGTCAGGGAGCTATGCGGGATCTGGTGCGGGCGCAGTCGCTCCAGCAGGCGATTGAGTTTGCGCAGAATCGCTACCCGAAGTGCAAGGTGGAGGTGCCGGCAACGGCAGCGAAAAAACCTAAGCTGGCTCGTGCCAAAAATGGGCCGCGAGAAACGGCCCGCAGGCGTCTCAAACTCGTGGAGAAAAAAGGTGAGTCAACCAATCGCTGACTGGGCACGCCAGTGCTGGGGTGAGGTCATCGTCGACCAAAATCGCGCTGACCTTCTGGACAAGCTCTACTTCTGGGACGGGCGAGACAAAAAGGATCACCCGCTCCACAGCACCTATACCGGGCTGTATCGCAAGTACACCGCCAACTAGGCGGAGTCGCGGTCCATTCCAAACTGATCGGCCAGGTTATCTGCGGCTTCGCGGATAGCCCAGGCCGATTTTGTGCGTTCCAGCTGGTGGAGCGTATTGAGAACAAGGGCGGCTTCTAGGAGGCCGCGATAATCCTGCTTGTTGAACAGGCCGACTAGCCATTGGTCCGTGGCTGCCTTGTGGAAGCTGGACTCGGGCGTGTGTTCGATGGGGCGCATGGCTAATTTTTGCGGATTCGCATGAACCAGCCTGTGTCGTTGCCTTCGATAAGCCAGCGAGGCAGCCAGTTCTTTCTGGAGTAGGCGATGCCGGCTCCCCCCTTGTTGCTGGCGTAACCGCCGTTGATCAGGTCGGCTTCACCAAAAGGGTCGTTGTGGATGAAATGTGTCGGGGTATACCCAACTACGACTGTCCAGTGGCCAGTGCCGCTGGGATTAGAGACGGGGCCTTTGTGGAGCCAGCCGACTGGAACCGGGTGCCCGTTAGCTATTTCAGTTTCTAAGTCTTCGACTGTGCCATCCATCTCAAAGGTGGCGGTCAGCCCCAATGCTTTGAGCGCTGCTATTTGCGCTTTTGGGTCAGTGGTGTCACCGAAACGGGCGCGAAGGCGGTTGTATTCGTAGTCCCCGCTTATTTTTCCGTAGTACCTGGCAACCATCGCGCAGCTGGAGCTAAAGCATTGGCGATAGCCGGTGGCGCCGTCGTCAGCACCTAGCTGGTACTCGTAGGGAACTTTCAATAATTTTTGATTAGGTGGGACGACAGGTTTAGCTCCGGCGTGTTGTTCCATTAGCTGAATCAGCTTGCCGGGATAGTTGGGATCTGTTGCGTAGCCTTCCTTGTGTAGCCACTTAGCGGCTTCTTCGCGGGTCGCGGCGTTGTTGCAGCCTTTGTAGTTTTTGTAATCTTTGTACCAGTGGTCGACTAGGTAAATAACGCAGGACAGTAGATCTGGAAAATCAATAAAGCTGTCTGTAATTGTTATCCACTGGCCGTTAATAAATTCTTGTGTTTTCTTGTCGCTACCTTCGCCTTTTAAGCCAAAAAAGTTATTGCGGCCTGAAACAAGCTTGCCGTAGTTGGATTCCAGTGCCCATTGGGCGGCTACGAGTTCTGGGAATTTGGCGCCGGCAACACGAGCGGCTTCAAGGATGCCTTCCCAACTGTTTGGGAACTGAGTCTGTTTACCCGCCACGCTCCAGGTCTTGAACCAGCCTTGGTCGCGGCCCAAGATGTTGGGATTGGCCTTATTGATCGCCTGCTCCAGCTCTGTAATCGCCGCCATCTGATGGGGCAGAGCCTTGTAAAAACGAAACAGGTCGTTAAGACGGATTTTGTTGGTCGTCATGACAAGGCTCCACGCAAATCAGCGGCGCTTTTTGGGGAAGGCGAGGCGCAGTACCTGCAACACCAGCTGGACCCAGCTGTTGGAACGCAGGCTGCTCATACCGATGATTTCGGAACCAGCGGCAATGATGATGGCGATGATCGCTATGTGCTGCTCGGTCATATGGATCCAAGAGACTTACTGAAGTTTAGCTGTACTAGAGAAGAGTTCCTGCGCACGTAATAGTTTCTACCGCTACATTCCGTGTAGCCACTGCCGGGTATGGACCATCGCATCGAGGATGGCGAATACTTAAACAAAAAAGAAGCAAAGGCGCGGTTTAGGCAATCAATTCTTAACCACTGGAACAACTCGTGCGCCTATTGCGGAGTGGATTTAGGTAGGTCAGCCACGCTGGATCATGTGCATCCGAAGTTTCGGGGTGGGCATACGCACCAGCAGAATTTGGTGGCTTGCTGCTTTGCCTGCAATATCTCCAAGTCAGCGGAGGACTGGCTGGAGTGGTACAGGGACCAGCCGTTTTGGGAGCCCCACCGCGAGGACGCGATTATTGCGTGGATTACTGAGGGGCTTGTTGCTTAGGGTCCCAGCCCATGCCTTCGAGGTACATCATGGCGATGTAGTGGTCCTCGGCGTAGCGGCAGACACTACCTTTGCAGGCGCGGTAGTACAGCTCGCCCCGTTCGTTCTCCAGTTGGTCCAGACTGAAGCCGTTGCCGTAGTCAGTGGTGTGGACGACGCTCATTTTTTGGGGCCGAGGTGCATCTCAATTTGACGCACTCTGGTTTCGAGGTCACTAAGCCTTTCTTTGGAATCGTTTTTGAGTTCTTGAATATCGGCAGCGACTGTGTTGACGGATTGGTCCAGCTTGGCGACTTGCATAAAAAGACCGGCTAAGCCGACTACTGCAGCAGTCAACAACGCCGGAACGATTTGGTTGAAGGGGTTATCGGGGGGTTTGGCGGTGATTGCCTCGTCGTGATGATCCATTGCGAGGCATACTGCCGACCTTTTTTATAGGTTAGCGTCCTTGACCCACCAGTTTTTTCTTGCCGCGACGACGTGGACGGCTGTGTTGCCCCATGCCTTGACTTGTGGTTTTGGGGCGCCCGGCTTGATGCTCTAGGCGCCCTGTACCTGTTTTTGCCTTTACAGCCACGCCGAAATGTAGAAAGTTAAACCGACTTTACTGCGGTTTACCAGACTATTAGCATCAGCCCCAAGGCACACCGGCGGCTTTAGTCGGTGCGTGCTGCTCATCAATTTGCGCTTGCAAGGCAGCTTCAATTTCGGCAACTTTTTCGTCGCCGCCAAGGGCTTCTTGGACCCAGCCGATTACGGTGGGCTCATCGAGCTGGTTGTACGGAATCAAGTTTTCGGGACGCTGGAAACCTACGCTGCCGTATGCACCAGATGAATAGGTGCCGTCGTCGGCATTAACGGTGTAATGCGCAGTCATCACGAATCCGTCGTCGGTTTCGCGCTCAAGGGTGTTGATACCCCACGTAAAGGTGGTGGCCATGATGAAGAACCAGACTGGTACAGAGTAATCGTGTTGCAGCCAGTTGGGAAGGGTCGGCTGCTCACCCTTTAGTGAAGGTGACTATTGGGTTTTGAGGTCGCAACGGTAAGTGCCGTATTTAACACCTTCTAATTCGTCAGCGATAGCAAGGATATTTGGACCGTAGATCCAATAATCTTTGCCATCGTTACATGTGCAGTGTTTTACTGCAGCACGCAAGGCGGAGGCGAGTGCCTTGCTGTCGGTTTCAAACGAGGGTTCGTTGTACAGTCCAATGCGGTTGAAGGCATCGTATGTTGCCTGTGCGGCGAGTGAAAGTTCAGACACAGAAGTGAGCAGGACTACTAACTCAAGCGATAGGTCACGAACGTATTCGCTGCTGTACGCCGTGAGGCAAAGCGCCCAGATGCGCCAGCCGCAACAGTGGTGCTACCAACAATGGTGTGACCAGTGCCCGCACCGATGGTGCAGGTGCCGGAGCCCGTATTGATCACAGACCATTCAAAGGTCATGTTGGTGTAGATGCCGTTGAAACCACCCTCGGTAAGGGTTCCGGTGGGGAGGGTGAGTGTGGCAGCAGCACCGGTGTACTGAATGATGCCGGTTTTCAGCTCAGCCACCGTCAGGGTTGCGGCGGCGCTCTTACTGGTGACACCGGGCTGGTTGTAGGCAACAACCCGGTCGTTGGTGATGCGGAAAGCTTCGGTGGGCGAGGAGGCACCGTCCAATGTGACCGACAGCACAAGCCTGCCCGGCATGTCGTTGGTGCCGGGGGTGCCGTCTACCTCGGCAAGAATTTCTGCTGCTGTAATAAAGTTGGTTCCATCATCACCAGCAAAACGAATATTTCCTAGATCATCACTATCTATAACAACTCCTCCTGTTGAGCCGTTGGTTTCACTACGAGATCTTGCAAAATAAAGCCGTGGAGCTACTGTTGTGCGGCCAGAGCCGCCTGCATTTCTATAGCAATAAATTCCAGCAGAATAGCCGTCATAGGTGCTTGCAGAACTGCTTAACGCAAATCCAGGAGTAAGCGTTTCAATCGCTGGAGGCGTACTAGACGTGCCAACTAACAGCCTGCCGGAGCTGTCGACGCGGGCGCGTTCGTCAGTGCTGCCTTGCTTAAAAATAATTGCGTTTGTTGACGCGCCAGACTGAATAGTTATTGGATAGCCAGAGAAGAAGCGCGTGCCAACGGTAGCCCTTGTGTCGTAGGCAAGATCTACGCCACCATAAACAGTTGAGTCTGTGTTAAAAGTAAAGTTGAGTGCGCCAGTGGTTCCAGTAACACCTGCTTTAATTTTTAGTGTTGCATCGGTAGCGTCCAGAATCGCATTGCCCGCCACTTCAAGGGCTTCGCTAGGGCTCGTAGTGCCAATCCCTACGTTGCCTCCGTTGAAATAAGACGAGCCATCGGAATTGATAAGAACAGACTCCGTACCGGCGGCATCTGCAAGCCGAACGTCTATATCATTTCCGCCTGTCTCTCTAACCCTGAAATAACCGCTTCCTGTAGTTGGGGTTACCTGTAGAACATTTGTTGCACTGCTGGGACTTTTTACTTCAAGTTTTACGCTCGGCGCACTAGTCCCCAGACCTAGACGGCCTGAGCTGTCGATGCGGGCGTGTTCTCCTGTCCTAGTACCATAGTTGTCTTTTGGCCCATAGCCAATGATCAAATTGCCACTGTCGTTCCTAAAGTCTATGTATGTTTGACTTGTAGATCTATCATTTAGAACAATGCGCGGCAAAAAGCTAGACACGATTAAGCCAGTGTTGGTAAGGCCATCGGTTTGACCATCTAATATCTCCAGCGGTGCATTAGGGCTAGTAGTGCCAATTCCCAATCTGTTATTAGTAGCGTCATAAAACACACCGCCGCTATCAACATTGATGTCGCCATCAGCTTCGATAAGCAGGCGCTGAGTACTATTGGTAGCGAGAGCTACGTTATTGGCTGACGGCAAATAAACACCATTTGTTGGAACAGTGCTACTAGATGGAATCAGTGCTGCTCCAGTGACATTGCCCGTAGTAACGACATTCTGCCCGCCAAAATCAGGGCTAATCTTTGTACCAGCAATCGCGGCACTAGCATTTACATCCGCATTAACAATGGTGCCATCAACAATGTTGGCACTAGCTACTGTGATGCCAGTAGGTAGAGCGCCAGTCGCTAATTTGCTAAGTGTAATCGCAGCACTAGCGTTTACGTCAGCATCGACAATAGTGCCATTGGCAATCATCGTGCTGGTAACAGTACCAGTGTCCGCATCTGTAATAACAGTTCCAGTGCGGTCGGGAAATGTAATTGTGCGGTCGGCAGTTGGATCGGTTACTGCCAGCGTCGTCTCAAAACCGTCAGCAGTACTGCCTTCAAAAGTCAGGCTGCCAGTCGTGCCAATTTCTAGATTGCCTGTAATCGTGCCACCAGATTTAGGCAGCGCCGCATTAGCCAAGTCATAGGCGCTTTTGACTGCGGTGCTACTGGCGATTGTGGTGGAGCTAGTAGTGCTGGTGCTATCGCTAACTTTGCTCTGCAGGCCGGCGGGTGTAACAGCGCGGTTAGTGTCGGAGCCGGTTTGTGTTTCAGCGTTGGTGGCAAGTTCCAGCAAACCTTGGACAGTGGTGCTGCCTGCTGGAGTTGCATTAACCCATGCACTGCCATTCCAGATTTTTACGCCCACAGGAGTCAGGCTGTTGTCGAGCCAAACTTCGCCGGTGCTGTTGCCGCTGCTGCCGCCTGCTGCTGGGGTTGCATTTGGTGCGGTCGACCCAACGTGTACTGGGCCGATCTTGATGATGCTGGCGCCAGTACTGTCTTTGAAAAACAAGCCGGGGCTTGCGCTGTTGGTGTTCAGCGCAATTTGACCTTCAGCAATAGCAGTTGTTGGGCGCTTATCGGCTGTGCTGCTACGAATGTGCTTATGGGTCGATGCCATTCCCTTAACTCCAGCAGGATGGGATTACCTAGGCATCGTAGCGGCATCAGTACTCGCCGTCGTCTAATACAACGTCGTAGGTCTCAAAAACGTAGGTGAAGTCGCGCCAGGCAGTGTAATAGTTCGCGTTTTGGACTTTTAGTAGTACGTCGCCAGGTTGACCGCCGATTGGGACTTGCTCGGCGCTATAAACAAACGATTCGGTCCTGTGTGACATTAGTAGGTCCCATCGTCTACCACGCCGATGGTCATTTCCCCAGTGCTGTTGTTCACCAGAACTTCAGTGGACTCAAGAACGACACCGATCTGGCTTGTAGTTGCAATTTGGGCGCGACCCCAAAGCAGTGTCAGTGCATCACGTACATCCGTCACGCCGGTCATGTCCGGAGTGAAGTACGTACCGTCGCAAAGAATGTCGTAGTCGTTAAAAGTACCTGTCGCTCCAGAAACAACTGCGACCTTTGTCCAGTTTGCGCCCGTGCCCTGACTTAAAACCCAGTCGCCTGCGGCAAGGGATACAGTCGGCGCGGGAGTTGTGCCCGTACCAGCAGTTGTAACGATTAAGTAAACGCCGTTGTTTTGGCTGTTTGGTGCGCCAAGTGCTTGACCGACCGTCAGGCCGGCTTCAGTGCCGTACTGGTTAAGTGTGACAACTGTGTTTGTACTGGCGTTGTACGTTCCACCAAAACGCAGGTTGAGCTGTGTCGGGCTCCCGTAACCGACAAGTAACCAGTAACCGTTCGGTACAGGTGCGACAGTACCAACCCAGATATAAGCAGAACGGTCAGATGGGTTGATCCACCACTGACCGGCAAACTCCGGTGTTGGAGCGGTTTCGCTTACTTGGGCAATGCCATAATCCGCAAGCTGTTCAGCGGTGACGCTGTTTGCAGCGAGGAACGCCGTTCCGAAAGTACCAGTGGTGATCTTGCTGGCATCAAGGTTCGGAACGTCAGAAGCCAGCAGGTTTGCCCCGGTGGTTACGTGACCTTGTGCGTCAACAGTTACTTTTGTGAACGTGCCGGCGGTAACGCTGTTGAGGTGGTTTAGTACACCGCTACCATCCACACTTAGTCCGGTGCCTGGACTAACGGCGCCAACTACACCTGTCGCCGCGATAGGCAGATCGGTGCTTTGTAGTGCGCGGAAAGTTGGAGCGGCATTCGCTCCAGATGCAGGACCGGCGAATACGGAGGCGGCAGCCTGTGTATCAAGAGTAGTGGTAACAGTTGCCGACGTTGAGGTCGGGTATGTAACCGCAAAAGTGATCGGAGTGGTGTCGCTAAAGGTGATGGCCTGGACACCTTTGCTGTCGATCCAGTTGGTGCCGTCCCAGATGCGGGTTAGTCCGGTGTTGGCGTTAATCCACTGCTGACCTACAAACGCGCCAGGTGCGGCGGGATCGGTCGTGTCTACAACGGTGGAAGAATCATCAGCAAGTTTTGCCCCGGTAACTGCGTCATCGGCAAGCAGGTCGGTGGTGACGTTGGCGTCAGCAATTTTTGCTGTCGTTACTGCATCGTTGGCAATAGTTGCTGCGAAAGATCCAGTGCCGCTACCCGTTACATCGCCGGTCAGCGTGATTGTCTGGTCGCCGGTATTGGTGCCACTAGTTGTGCCGGAGTGGGTGCCGCTAAATGTGCCGCTTTGTGTTGCAAGAGTGCCGAGTTCGAGTGTGGTGCGAGCAGTGGCAGCATCGGCATCATCTATCAAGCTGCGACCGAAGCTGGTCAGTGATGTGGTGGCGTATGTGTCGGAACCAGTGGCATAAATCGTTTGATCCGCACTCGTGGTCAGTCCCGCAATGCTGTTAAGACCAGCGTCATAGGCTTGGACATCAGAGCCGATTGCTACACCAAGATTGGTGCGGGCAGTGGCAGCGTCTGATGCCCCAGTACCGCCATCTGCAACGGCAAGGTCTGTAATTCCGGTAATAGATCCACTGGTAATAGTGGCATTGCCGAGTGTTGACGTTGCAGTTGTTAGTGATGTAAGACCCTCAACAGTGCCGCCAGTAATAGCGACAGAATTTGCATTTTGTGTAGAAATTGTGCCGAGATCTAAAACAGTACGCCCCGCAGAAGCGTTGGCACTTCCAATAAGATCACGACCCAGTACTGTTAATGCTGTTGCTGCGTAAGTATCCTCTGCGGTTGTATAAATAGTTTGATCGCTAGTTGTAATAAGACCTGCAATACTGTTAAGGCCGGCATCGTAGGCCTGAACGTCAGTTCCGATCTCTACCCCGAGATTGGTACGAGCGGTTGCGGCATCTGATGCACCAGTGCCACCGTCTGCAATAGCTAAATCTGTAATTCCAGTAATGGAACCGCTAGTAATAGTGGCGTTACCGAGTGTTGAAGTGGCGGTTGTTAGTGAAGTAAGACCAGCGACAGTACCGCCAGTAATTACTACAGACGAGGCAGCTTGCGTTGCTATCGTTCCAAGGCCGAGCGTGGTGCGCTGCGCTGCTGCATCCGCGTCGTCAAGAAGATCGCGTCCTGCTCCGGTGCAGGTAATTTCTTCGACGTTTCCTGCGCCAGCGGTAGATCGACCTAGCAGTACATTGGTGCCGCTAGTTTGCTGCAGCTTGGCGTAAGTAACTGCATTGTTTACAATTTTATCTGTGCTAATTGCGTCTGTAGCAACCTTGGCTTCGGTTACGGATAAAGCGTTTAATTTATCGGTAGTTACAGCACTGTTTTGTATTTTTACGGTGCTGACTGAATCGGTTGCTAAGGCTGCTGCGCCAAGACCGGCGGCGTCTACTTTTGCTGTGGTTACGGCGTTGTTAGCCAGTTTGCCGGTGGTAACTGCGAGGTCTTCGATGCCGGCAGTGGGGGCAATGACCTGCTGGTAGGCGGCGCCATCGTAAACCTTTAGGTATTTGCTGGTGCTGTTGACGTAGCCGCGACCTTGGAAATTGTTGGTTGTGGGTTCGACCGACTCGTAAGCGACGCTGGAATCGTCAGCCAACTTGGCTGCAGTAATCGCGTCATCAGCCAGGGAAACAGTACCAAGCTTGGTGGTACTGGTCTGATCCAGCTTGGAAAGGTCAATCTCGCCGTTGTCGACCAGATCCAGTCCAGCACCAACCAGATCTTTGGCTGTGACCTTTTTGGTCTGGCTCGCCCCTACGTCGACGATGGGCAGAACATCGGTGGCAGCAACATCGCCCTTGGCGAGGGCTGTGAGTTGGGTAATCCTCTGGTCTGCCATAGCGATTCCTTAGTCGGTTACTTCCGTCAGCAGGAAGTCAAGGCTCTGGTTCAGTTTAATGCGGAAGTCGTCTTCCTTAAGAATGTAGCCGCTTGGGCGGCCCACCAAGAGCTTGACTTCGCCCGTAGTCAGGAAGTCTATTGTGCAAGTGATCAGCTCTCCAGCACTGACCTGAAGACCCGAGCGCGTGATTACTGCTGTGAACTCGTAGTAGATATCGGGATGCTGCGGGTCGTTGTCGTTGTCAGTAATTGCTAGCAGCATGTCGCACTCGCTGCCGATGTCTACACGGTTAATAAGCTGCAGTGCCAGCAAAGGCGTTTCTTTTACTCCGCTGGTTTTGTAATTGAAGATGCAGTCAATACTGCCGCTACCACTAATGATTCCGGCTGAGTACATTTGTTTGTACTTGTCGCTAAGAGTTGTTGTATCTATTGCTTCGCGGTCAGTATTGAAGGAGTAGCCGGTAACATCCCCTAGCAAGTTAGCAGTAACATCACTAACTGTGTAATACACACGCAGGGGATCTCCAGCGAACGTTTGGACAGGAATTTCTTCCGAACGAACGTTGTTGACAGCAGCTTGGAACGTATCAAAAAAGCGTACGCCACCTGCGGCGTTTACGTTTACGTACTGAGAAAAAACAGATTGAGTTACACCTTCCCCGTCTACCCAGCTAGTTGTAGGGAAAAATACCAGTCCCCGAGGGTCGTCTGTCCAAATTTGTAGACGGTCTCCTGTAAGCAAGTTGTCGAGTGCGTTATCAAAGCCAACCCGATTTAATGTTGTGTTTATGTCGCTAGACCGAACTTCAGACGCAACGCTAATGGCAGCGTTTCGCCGCAAGCGGACATTACCAGCGCTACCAATAAAGTAGGTCATCAGTTATCAATAATTTCCAGGAAAGGACCGTCAACCGTAAACTGAATCGCTACAGAAGAAAGTTCGCCCGTGCCTACCTGTACAGAGGCACTGGTGATGTAAGCGTTAAACGCAATATCGTCTTTAATGTCAACACCCGTGCCTGTTTGCGTACCAGCTCGGAGGATAAAACCGCACCGATCAGACGTGGTAACACCTGAAGTGTTGGTCTTCATGATGTTGTCCAGAAGCTTGTTGAACTGTTTGCCTACATCACCGGCTTCAGTTCTGTAGTACAGCACCGTGGCGCTACCAGTGGCGCTAACCATGCCGGGGGTATAGCTTTTTACGGCAGTATCAATGGTTGTAGTTTCAAGCAGCTCTAAGCTGGTTTCAATAGACCAATCGCGGAGTTTCAGCACCTTTTGAGCATTGCCTGGTGCGCCAGCTACTGCAGCAGTAAAATTCTCGCTGCTGTCGTAAAAGTACATGGCGCCGGTGCGCCCGGTGTAGAAGCCCATCGAACTGCCGAAATGAGGTCTGTGTTAGCAGTCTAGCTAAGCACGCCATCGACGTAAAACTCGTTGGCGCTGGTCAACCGTTTGGCGATTTGCGACCGTCCGCTGGAATCGGTTTGGTGCTCCACGGCTTTGATCGTGGTTTCGCCTTCCTCGTCCATGATCACTTCCGTGACCCGGAATACGCGCTTGCTCAGAATAGCGTTGCCCAACACGAAGAGCGCACCTTCGTAGCTTTTGATTTGCGGTGCGTAACCGTTGGTAACTTGGACGTTGGTGCAGGCAAAGGTGCCAGTGCCTTGGCGGTACAGGAATACTGTGTACTGTCCGTCTGGTACTTGACGAGGTAACGGTGCGTTTAAGAAGCCTCCGCCTTCTACCCGTCCGCTATAAATCGAGTTCCACTGGTTCAGGCCAATTTCGACGTAGATGTACGCGCCAGGGAAGACGGGGCTGTCAGTAGGGAAGGTCTTGAACTCGATTGCCCGGCGGATGTAGTGCTTGCTGAGGCACAAAAACTTTGCCAGCAGGATTGCTTGTTCGCGGCGCGTTACGTACTGGGAAAGATCAAGTGTCTCAAGCACGGCGGCATCTGGATCAACTTCCCTTAGATGGACTTGGACACTGGCGTTACGGGGGAACACGTCGTTGTTTTCCGTGTCGCGGTAAATGGCTGACACAACCGTGTCCTGCACACTGGCGCCGTAATCCAGAAATTCTTCTTTGTAAGAATCTTCCAGGATATTGCCCGCAGTAAATAGCGCAGATACTTGGATGTTCGGGTTTATTTCTCCGGTTGTCTCGTTGTAAGGGACGCCCGGTACCAGCGTGTCACGCCCGCCGATTTTTGCTAGCTCCAGCAGACTGAACGGTGCTGTCTGTGCCCAAAATTCGCGCCAACTACGTTGGTCAGCAATAATGCCGTCCATGTACAACTTGTTTGTACGGCAAAAACGTTTTGTTTTAGCGAGCTGCGGGACATCAACGGAATGGATATCGGCGTACTGCCCGATGCCGTTTTCTTTGTCCAGGATGGTATCTAGGAAGATATCTGGCGCGTAGCTTGATGAAGCTGATGGTGCGCTATTGACCAGGGCATTGATTTCGCTGTCCTCGTCGTAGTCTGCCGGGTTCAGTGACAGTGGGCGAAGTAACTTGCCTTGTGTAACCCAGACGCTAACGCTGCGCAGACTTTCAGTCGCCTTAGACGCAAACAAATGCAAACCTAGGGTGCTAATGCCGTTGTACAACCTGTCGCTGTAATTGTTCCAGGGCTCCAGAAGTTGTTCGTTTACGGCTGTTATGTTTACTTCCGGTCCCTGTTCGTAGGAAAACTGACTCTGAGAATTGGAGTCGTAGTTGAACAAGTCCCACTCGGTTAGGTTTTCCGCTGTCTTGTTAATCGGTGGGTAAGTAGTAAAGTCATAGACTGTGCCGTTAAACATTACGTGTACATCACTGGTGCCAGCGGGTAAGCGCCGCTCCTTACCTGTTTGTTGCAGGTAGCAATACTTTGTGATCGAGGGTTCCGCTCCGGGCTCCAGGACGGGTTCAAATTTGACTTCCCAATACTGTGCAGCCTTAGGTTGTGTAAACGCTGCATTGGCGTGGACGAGTTTTACGTAAGTAAATACGTCTTGTTCGGTGCTGTTACGAACGCAGAAAATATAGGGGATACTTGTGTATTCAGTTGTGCCAGCGAAACGCCAATACATGCGGAACATGACCGTCCGTGGCTGTGGACCATTTTCACTGGCGCTATCTCCGTAGTCTTCTTGCTCACTCCCATAAACATCCGCACGACCGCTAAGACGGCGGTAAGCCCGTATCTTTAAGGCAAAATCAACAACATGGCATTTGGTTGTTGATGCGTACTGCGCCTCTTCGATGTGCGCCATGCACTTGGTGTACAAGGCTTGGATACTTTTTAAGCTGCCTTGGTCTTTAAGAGAGTCAAGTCGAGTTTCTGCTTTAGCTAAAGTTTCCTCGGCTTCTTTTATGCTTTTTTCGACGTAACGCAACATAACTTTTACATCTTTTTTGCCAATATTAACGCTTGAGGCAAGGCTGCGGTACTTTTCAACAGCGGGATTAAACTGGTTAAAATTAGAGTATTTGCTTATTACAACGCGTGCTAGAAAATCTTGATAGTACTGAAGGTCTTCTTTGTCTTTGTTGAGGATAGCGATTGTATTTTCTTGTTGTTTAATGATGCTTTTTTGTTTTGCTATTTCGTCCTCTGTGTCTTCGATCCAGTGGGTGGAAGCGTACGGGGCGGCAGGGAATTTGCCGCGACGTTCGCAAGTAAACGTTGCAGTCACCACGCCCTGATCTGTTTCAGTATTATCAACGCTTATTAGACGCAAAATAGCGGATCCTATTTTGAAGCGTGCGCCTTCAAACAGAGCAGAGGCTTCTGCGCGACGTGCTGTAAATGCTGATTCTTTTGCATAACGACCAATTCCCTCAGTACTAAAAAGATCTCTTTCGGCTTGAGTTAGTCGTATTGTTTGCTGGATCTTAATGGTGAACTGGGTACCAACTGGGATGTTGGGGCGCACACCGCTCGTGGGCCAGTACGTTGTATTAGGAGTTAGTTGTGTGTCTACGTTGAAGCGCCTGCGATCTCCGTTCGGGTTAATCACCATCACCTGAACATTGATCGGGATGACGGCTGTTACACCACACGAAACGCTGGTAGTCGGTGCGTAAGCCTGGCTAAAGCCGAATTTGTCTTGCTGCCCTGCCAGTGTTGTAAGGCGTGCCGTGGGACGACTTGCAGATCCAACGCGAGTCGGGTCTTGGAATGTGTTTACTGCCGTTGCAAGTTGTGCGTATTTTGTGTAACTGTTGTCGTTGAAATATGCCCAAAGGTTGCTCTGCGTGTAGTCGCGCAATGGCAGTTGTCCCAGAGCACTGCGGTAAATGTCGATGGCGCCGATCTTGCCTGCGCCAATGCTCAGCATTAGACGCATGAACTGGTTGCCGCCGTAACTAAGAACAGCACTCCAGAGCAGCGCTGTGCTTACACGAACGCCACCACGAGAATTGATACTTGTGTTTGTGTAAATAAGCGGCAGTGGATCACCATAATTCGCTAGCTCCTGTGCTCCGTTAAAACCAAAACGCGGTGCAAAACGTTGGTCTCTTGATTGACCAACACCTCTTGTAGTTGGTATTTCAGGACGGGGAGTAAGTAGTACTGATGCAACCTGAAATAGGATGCCAACAATAGTGAGCACCAGAGCTACTGTTGCTTCGGCGTTGCGAATATCTAAAACGGTGCCCTCTTTAGGGTCTTCGTATAGTGGTGCTGCGGCAATAAAGTCCAGGTACTCGTCTTTGCTGATGCCGAGCGCTTCAATCAGTTGGTACTCGTAAGGCAGGAGCTTGCGGGTCATTTGTTCAGCCTGAAGTACCAGCCGTCGTTTGCAGGAAGGGCGGATCGGATGACCTTACCGCCGGGACCGATAAAAAGCACGGTCATGTCTTCCATTACTGTACCGAGAGCGCCAACGCCTGGACTAGGCAGCAGTACAACGGCGTGAGGCTCTGGCTTTTCGAGACGCTTGCCGTTTTTAACCAGCCACTTGGCGATGAACTTGGGCGGCAAGGTCTCATCGTCAAATTTGGCGAAAATTTGGCGCAGTTCTGGTCCATAGTCCCAGTAGCCAAGCCGCTTGTGGATCTCGGCGGCAAGAGCGCAGCAGTCAATCTGACCGCTTCCGTCTCCAGGTAATGCGCCCCAAGCCCTGGTTAGTCCGATGAACTCGTTGGTGTCAATCACTGCAACGAAATCTGGGTGCTTGTTGGTAATGGACCCACATTTCGCAAGGTCAGTGTCTGACGCGGAAATTGTGCTCCAACGCTGTCCATTGCGGATCTAAAACGCAGCTCCAATGTGGTGTCGGAAACACTGGCGCCAATGCCCACGTAACGTTCCTCGTACGAGCGCACTGTGTTCTCACTGGCGTTAAGCCACTGTGTTGTCAGGGTCAGGCGGGTTAGACGGTTGCCATCGGCTTGTTCGACAAGTTTGATGGCGAACGGTTCTGCAGGAAAAAGTACCTGCAGTAGTGCGTTGTCTCCGGTCAGGTTTGAAACAGTGCCCTCTGCGCGAAAAGGGGCAAAGGTGTACTTGAGGCCGTTTAGCGTTTTTGTTTGCTGGACGAAGTAGTTCTGAAACGCGTAACGATTGTTGTCTGTATCGCGCAGATAAAAGTACTGGGCGATTCTGATGACTGCCATTACTGTGCTAGCTCCCCGATAAACCGCACACGGACAGTGCTTAAGTCGCGCAAGACGCTTTGGATTTGTGGTGGTTCTGCGTAGAACCAGCGGATTGCGGCGTTTGGTTCCAGTAGATCGTTGCTCGCGGCTGTGCCGTAACCGGCAGTCAGGGTAGTCGGCAACGTAAAAGAATTGAGGGTGCCGTTTTCACCCTCATAGTGATTCAAAATTGATCGCATGTCGCTTTGACTGATGTTGGCAAACTCCACTTCCAGTGCATAACCAGTAGCGCGGTTGCCGAAGCTACGTTTAGCGACAACGCCTGACAGGGAGCGATATTCCTTTGATGGATAGTTGCCCGCTGTGTAGCTCCTAGACGTTGGTTTTAAGGATGGGAAACGTGCCATCAGCGGAGACCCAAGCGGTTACGGGTTTGGGGTGACTGCTGGATACGATCCAACGTCATGGACATGCCGCGTTTGGCGCCATCGCTGGCGGCTTGGCGGCGGGTGGTAGCCATTGCGGCTTCGAGTTGATCGCGGCTTACGTATTCCACCCCGCCGATGTTGGTGGTTTCAAAGCTCATGTTAAGCACAGGTGATCCAGCGCGGCTACCGGGTGCAGCGCCCATTGCAGCGCGGAGGTCGTTGGTTGGAACGACGCTACCGCCGGTTCCTGGGACAAACAGTTCAGGACCACGTTCGCCGACGATATAAGGCGATTGACTACTGACGGGTCCACCGTTAGCACGGAAACCAAAGCCACCTGTAAATGCCGCTGGGTTAAAGCCGGCCTGCCCGCTACCAAACACAGAAGCACCAGATGCAGGTCCGGCACCAGAAAAACTAAAGCCGGATCCGCTACTACCGAAGGCAAAGATTTTTGCAATCCCTAGTGCGATGTACTGAGTAATCATTTGCTGCGCTGTTTGTATTAACGCGTTACCAATGGCGTCTAAAAATTCTACAAACACCTGTTCGGCTGTTTTTGTTCCTTTAATTAGTTCCACAACGCTTGTAGTTACTAGATTAGAGATTTCGCTACTTACTCCTTGGATGAGTTGGCCGTACGTAGTAAAAAACTGTTGCTGCTGTAGTAATTGCTGTTCAAGTTTATCACGTAACTCTAATTCGTTTTGTAGATATTTTAACTGGTCTTCTTCTATAGCAAGCTCACGTTGTTTAAGAGCCAGCTGGGTTTCAGTCATAACACCAGGAGTTGCAATCGCGGTAGTTATGTCTTCATTGAGCTGGTTTATCTTTTCTTGTAACGGTATTATCTCGCTCATTCTGCGTGCGTATTGATCCAGCTGCAGTAAGTCGCGTTCTAGCTGTTCCCCACCTAACGGAAACTCCATCTGGGTACGCAGTTTGTTTATTTCGTTTTGCCCGGCTACCCGGCGTTGTGCATTTTGACTGATTAGCTGCCGAATTGCTACAGCTTGTTCGAGTTTAGCGCGTTCTTTTTGTATGGTTAAGGTGGCAGTCAGAAAATCTAATTCTAGTTTTAAATTGTTAAGTCTGTTTTTGTAGATAGCATCTATTGTTGCTTGGTTAGTAGCGTACTCTTCGGAGTATTGTGCGGCTTCGTATTCTCTGTTAATAATACCTTCTTGTATAGCAAAACGCTTTTCTAGTAAAATAAGGCTTTTCTCGTAACCAGCTATAGGACCTTTATATAGTTGGACGCCTTGCTCAAAAATTTGATACTCGTCTACGGTGGTCTGACCCAGCTGTATCTGTAGCTGAAGCGTCTGCTGAAGAGCACGAATCCGGTCTTTATTAGCCTGCTCGTTAGCCCGAGCGGCCTGTGCATCTATATCTTTATTTTTTGCCGCTAGTTGTAAATTAGCTTGCCTTATCATTAACTGGTTTTTCTCCGCATCGTAAGCTTTACCTATCCAGAAATTTTTAATCTCCAGCAGCTTGTTTTCGTATTCTTGTTCAGCTACACGCTTTGCTACAGCAACGTAGCTTTGACCGTCTTTTTCCAAAGACATACCGGCTAGTGTAAGCTTTTGAGCCTCTAGCTGTACTTGAGCCGCTAGTTCTTTTGTTTGTGCTTGCGCTTGAAGTTCAGGAGTTTTGTCGATAGAAGAACTTACAGCTCCGGGCTGTAGATTAAAGCGCTGTGTGTATTGTTGCTGCAGACTTTGCAATGCTTTGGGATCAACAACGCCATTATTTGCTGCACGCAGCTGCATAGATTCCTTAAAGTATTGCTGATACGCTTGAGGATCTGCTTGTCGTAAAGAAGTAAGGAAGTCCGTTTGCGCTGCTTGTTGTCTGTTATACGCGGTAACACTGGAAAGAAAATTGTTAAACCAAGTTAATAAATCTGTAAGTGGTCCGGCTACCGCCGCCTGTATTTGCAAATTAAGTTCGGCAAGCTTTTTGTTAAATGAGTCGCTTGCAGCTCCAGCGTTCTGTAAATCTTTAACGCCCTTGGCGCCTATTTTTTGTACTATTTCGGCTTGAATAGCGGCTGCGGCTTCTGTTACGCGACCGGCTTCGATTAGACGTTCGATGTACTGTTTTTGGCTGCGGCTGGCAATTAAACCTGCGTCGGCAATTTTTTGAAAGTTTGTGATCGGATCACGCATTGCGCTTCCGGCTTCCGTCACAGAAGCAACAAACTGATCCACCAATGCGCCAACAGCACTGGTGGCCACAGACAGCATCGGATTACCTGGGATTAAACCGCCTAGTGCGCCGCCAGCTACAGTTCCAGCGCCGCCACCGAACAACATTGGGAACGCGCCGCCGATGATAACGTTTTCGGTCATTTCGCGGCGGCGGGCTTGCGCAGCTCTACCTTGCTCCACGCGCCGCTGTCTATCAGCACGCAATGAGGCCGGGTCTAACGTTCCTGATGCGACGCGTTGTTGTGCGCGATATTGCTCCATCAAAAGCTTATTTTGATCACGCAATACCTGAATGCTGCGTTCATCAATGGACTGTTGTTGACGCTTGGCAGCCGTTATTTGTTGTTCAGTTTTCAGAGTCTGGGCCTGGAAACCGAGGAGGGTGCGTTCGGATTGGACGAGGGCGTTGGTGGCCGCCTGGCGCATTTGCGCCTGAGCGTTGAGCATCGCCCTGTATTGGGGCGAGGCGGTCATCGTGTTGCCGCCGGGGAACAGCTCCCCGCGTGCGGGCACTTGGCTCAGGTTGTAGTTGGTGCCGCGCTGGCGGGCTTCAAGGGCTTGTATTTCGGCGTTGCGTTGGCGGGCTATCTCAGCGCTGCGACGGTTCTCTTGGAACTCCTGAACTCTTGTGCGTAATTGGGATTGTGTGCCAAACACACCTGCTTTGCTGGAGCGCGCAATGCGCTCTAGGTTTGATGCCCATAGCTTTGTCTGTGCTGCTACCTGTGCGGCAAGACGTTCGTACTCGGCCAGCTCTACGTTTATCTGGTTTTGTAGTTTTAGGTCTTTTTGTTGTTGAATTTCACGCGATTTGAGGAGGGCTACACGTCTATTAAGTTCAGCATCGCGTACATCTTGTGGTTGTAGCCCTTGTGCTTGGCGGATTAAGTCATTTATGGCTTTCTGTTCTTTGCGTTGTTCTTTTTGTACGGCTACAAGTTGCTGTGCCGCTACTACAGCGTCGACAGTTGACGAATGAAATTCACCGCTTTGTTTTACAGCATCCCTAAGCTGATTGTTTAGCTGGTTAAGCGTACTACCGGAAACAAGATCTTGAAATGTAGAAGCAGTAGCATTTAACTCGACGTTTAATTGTCCAATACTGTCGACTGCCTGCGCAATTTTTTGTGTGGTCTGTGCGCCTACGGCTTTATCTACAGCAGCAGCAAGTCCCGTAGCCGCGCTAGATGCTTTAAGTATTTGTGGTGCAAAAGCCATTGCGGCAACTGCCGCAATACCAAATGCGTTCGGTACTTGTCCAATATGATTAAGTATATCTGTAATAACACTTGGTACACCGCCTAGAGCACTATTTACAGTGGCACCCGCACTGGCTGCTGCGGCACCGATAACTCCAAATTTGGCTCCGAGGCCCCCTAAAGCTGTTGTGGCTTTACCTGCTGCAAGAGTTAAGGCACCTAGTGCTCCTCTCTGGCCGATACCCTGGACTGCAGTTCCGATGTCACGTACACTTTTCTGAAAATTACGTGCATCTAACTTAAAAGCAGCATCACCCAGTTGGCTAATACGCTTTTGAAGTTTTGACAGCTCAGATTCGGCCTGCTTGGTATCGGCACTTACTCTGATTTTGGCGTCGTAATCAACCACCGCACCATTGCCTAAGCGTAAAACCAGTCTACGCAACAAAAAAGCCGCCGGGTTAGCGGCGGCGGCGAGCTTTGTCCATCTCCTTCTGCTGGTCCTCGTTGAGGATGCCGAAGTAGGCGCTCCAGCCGAGTAATTCTTCGGCGGTCATGGTCGTCCGAACTTCGGTAAGGGTTAGGCCCAGTTCCTTGGCGACGCCAAATTGGAGCATGAGCCAGTTGTCCTTGCGGAGTTCGGCGCTCAGGATTTTGGGTCAATGGGCTCGGCGTCGTCGGTGAGGATTGCCAGCATCAACGCCTGTAGGTCCTTGTCCTTGACTTCGTTTTTCAGGACGTCCACCTCACCGACGTTGAAGAGCTTGGCGCCGGACTCGTCAAGCGCTTTGGCAATCAGCAGTTGGAGCGCGAAGGCGTTGGCATCGTCGGACTTGGCCTGCTTTTGGGCGCGTTCGCGCTCGGCCATCGTCAGCGGTGCCACCCACATTTCAAATTTGCTGCCGTCGGACAGCTCCACTACTTTTTTGGTCGGCTCCAGGTTGGCGGCCTTGCGGAGACGGTCGATTGCGCGTACAGGAACGGGCATACCAGTGCTTGGGGTATGGGAATAGTGTAGCGGAGTAGAAATGAAAAACCCCGGCTGTGGGCCGGGGCTTGCTGAACTGACTGCGACAGCAGACTATCAGGCGGAAGTGCTGAAGTCGAAGGTCGGGGTGCCAGCAGGGCGGAAGTTGACGGTCACAGATTGAGCGTCGTCGGGGTTGATGTTCAGGCTGGCCGAGGTCAGCACCGCATCGAAAGCGATGGAACGGCTCAGGCTCTCGCTCAGGGTGCCGCCGCTAAACACGCGGTCGGTGTAAAGCTTGAAGGCTGCACCAGTTTGCTGGCGCTGGAGCACGTCCTCAATCATGCGGTTGGACAGGGCGGCGTCCTCGTTGGTCATATAGACCGTTGCGGTGCCGGTGCCATCGCCGAAGCCACTGATGTAGCTGCGGAAGGGCACGTACTGACCGGGGGTTTGGCCGATGGTAGTGACGTCGATTTCAGCGCGGCTGATTTCGAAGCTCCAGTCGCGGACTTGGCCGACAACTGCGTAGTCGGCGTAATACACCTCGAACTCGTTGGGGGCAACAGCCGTGCCGTCGTCGGTGATGGCCAGGATGGTGCCGCCGGCAGAAGTCGACACGGTGAGTGCACCAGTGGCAGCGGTGTAGCTCAGCACGTAGTAGGTGGTGGCGTCAGAGATGGGCGCAGGCAGGGTGCCGCTGCCGGTGCCGCCGGTTTGGCTGTTCACCACGCGGAATTTAACCGGATCGCCTACTTTGAAATTCAGGTAAGGGGCAACGGTGATTACGTCGGTGCCAGTGTTGACACCGGCTTCGCCGAAGGTGCCGGTGGTGCCAGCGGGTTTGTAGTAGAGGGCGCCGGACGTGCCGGACAGAACGGTGGTGGCCATAGGGCGTACCAAGTGAACGTTGTTGGGCGGGCACTGCCCGGCTTAATACAGGTTAGCGCCTGTAACTAAGCATTACCTACGACAACACAGTTGCAACGTAGGACGTGTCTATCCGCCCCATAAAGTGGGGCGCATCTTCTGTTGTAGAAAACGTCGGGCCGTTAATTTCGCCTACGCGAAAAAATACACCGCTCGTTGTTTTGGCGGTGTTGTTGAGTGTTTCCAGTGCGTTGACTGCAGTGGTGATCAGCGTTTGGTTGCGGGCCGGGCCGCGTCCTTTTTCTGTGAAAATACGGATAACAATCGCACCACGGGCGTTGTCAACGCTGCTGGTAAGCGTGGGTTCGTTGGTAATACCGAAAGTAACATTGACGCGGACGTACTCAGTTGTGGTGTTAGGTGGGACTGCTGTGATGTTGTCGAAGTAAACAGGAACTGCTGGTACCAGTGAGCCGAAGGCTGTAAGCAGCGGGTTTTCGACGGCGGCTCGGATTGCTTGGTAGTTCATCAGCTAAACCCTGTTTCAGAAGGTGTTCCGCCACGCGGTCCTTGGCGGAAACCGATACGTACACCGTTTCCAAGGTCACGTTGCATAGCGCCTCCGTTTGTGTACGTAACGTACCAGTCCAACGGAGCTGTACTAACGGCAAATCCTTCTCCGTTAGAAACTTGCCCGCGTTTGGGGCCCGTGCGAGTACCGACAGCCACAGGCGTTTTTAACGGTTCAAGGATGTTTCCGGCGTCGTCGTATTGCGTTTGGAAGCGGCCCTCTTCCAGATCTAACGCTTGAGGCGCGTAATCAGCTCCATTAACAATTTCGTAGTAGGTGCCAGTGCGAAATTTTGTTTTAGGTACGTTACGTAAGTCGTACTTGTAGATGTTGTTGCCTGCGGAACGTGGGCCTCCGGGTGTTTGACCGGGTTCTACCGCATACCAGGCAGAGGAAAACTGGCCTGAATACGCCGGTCCTTGCTCGGCCAAACTGTTCATAATTTCTACGGCAGCGTAACGAGCGCTACTGGTTACTACCTCCTTGAGGTCATTAAGTAAGTGCTTAAAATCCCTTGCCATTACTGGGGCCTCACGATTAGAGAGTGGTACACAGGGTTGTCACCGCGATAGGTGGTGATGGCGATAATTTTGGCTTCGCGGGTTGCTCCAGCTTGTTGGTATTGGATGCGGTCGGCTTCGGTGGGGTAGTAGGTGCCTAGTTCGCTAGCGCCGATGATGACCTTTAGGTCGGTTGTTTGGTATAAACCTTCGGCCTCACGAGGGCTGACACGCGTGATGACGGCTTTAACTGTCACGGTGACATCAGCACCAGTGACTGCACCAGTGGTTGGGTTGTAGGTGCGAGGTGTTGCGGTTTTGATGTACGTGATGTTTTGGCCCCAGTCGGCGAGGACTGAGGTGGGGATTGGGGCAAAGGTGGTGTCGATCAGGCCCATGTCAGCCTCGACGTAGACGGACGGCATAGTTGGTGGCGCCGCCCATGCAATAGGCGCCGAGGTAGGTCTGCAGCCAGGGGTAGAGGTCGAAGACGTTGTTCACCATGCCCGGTGTCATTGAGCTGGATTTGTATTTGACCTTTAGCTCGCCCAGTTCCACTTGGTCGTAGAGGCCGGTTGTGCCAGTGCTGCCGGTGATGGCGTCGGTGTCGTTGGCGAGGGCGCGTGCCAGTTCGTAGGTGGCGACTTTGATTTCTGTGGGGATGACAGTGCAGACCAGTTCGATGCCATCAACTTCGAAGTCCTCGCGTGGCCACTTGA